CCGCGTCATCGTGACTTGTTTAATGAAATGACTCTGTGTAAACCTATGTCTGAATTGGGATTGAAATATACCACTGAGACAAAAGGTGAAGCTGAGTTTCCCTTCCGTCCCTTGGAAGATGTTGAATTTTTGAAGAGATCTTTTAGACTCGAGAGAAGAACAGGAACTTATGTCGCTCCTTTGCGGTTGGACGTAGTTCTTGAGATACCATTCTGGACGAAGAGAACTTCAGATAAACACAATATAACGTGCTCAAATACCCGGGAGTCTTTGTGCGAACTTAGTTTGCACTCCAAAGAGACTTTTGATGAATGGGCTCCTAAGATCAAGGAAAATTTCTTCAGATATTATCCTACCCACCGTCCAGTGAAAGAAATAAATTTGGATTACCGTCAGTATCAAGCTGAAGTGTGTGATCTGGAGTATTTCTATCACTAGATAGCATCGGACCCAAATGTCCTTAAATCTTGTGGTATTTTTCATGTGTTTTTCCTCAAAAACCCTAGGTGGCGGACCTTTAATCTGCCAATTATATACCCTCGTTACGTGATCTTACTTTCATATAAAATTCCTTTGCTCTAAAATGGAAGTATTGCTGTCGAGTTCAAGGTGTTACCTATTTAGGTTTACTCTTCAGGACACACCGGTTGCAGCCCAACCAACGTCCAGAAAACAAAGGTACGATTTTATCGTCTGGGTCGACGATTTAATTTAAATTATGACCTCCTAATAATACCCAATTACAGGGAGCTGACCCTTCTTCAGCCACAAACGGATTTCCCTCGATCAATGTAGAGTCGATGGAAGTTCATAATGAACAATCTACAACCGGATTTACCAGTGATGCCAATGTTGTCACTACTGAAATAGCGAAACCATTTCGCTTGCCAGCAGTGCTCATTTCCTCCTCATCCACAGATGAAGGTCAGAACATCATTAGTTTCTTATCCAAACCGAATCTTATCCAGTCCGGGGTCCTTTCTTCGACGGATACTGTTTCAACTTTCACATCGTTTGCTATGCCTGCTACGTTGCTTAACTCAAATCTCGTCAATCAAAAAGTTTCTGGTTTTCTTGGTTTCCGTGCAACAATTGTGCTTAGGTTACAAGTCAATGCTAATAAGTTTCAGCAAGGAAGATACATGCTCACTTTCACTCATATGGGAGGGGCTTCTCCTACTACCACCGCTGGTTCTAATTATTATTCGTATCATACAAACTCTCTTACATGCCGCACACAATTACCGCGTATTGAGATTGACTTGGCTTGCGATACTGAAGGTCTCATCAGGATACCCTATACTTCCAGTATGAATTACTACCCTCTGCGATCCCTTACCACTGCTTCTGGCTTTGGTACAGTGGGCGTTGCTCAAATGTTTCCCTATGTATCATTGACCGCTCCCACAGGTTCGACAACTTGTTCTTACACTATTTGGGGACACTTTGAAGATATTGAATTAATTTCTGCAGCAGCTCCTCAATCAGGAC